TTCCATCCTTACTATAGCATTTGCCCCGCCTAATCCACCATCGCTTACTGACTGATCATATATAATATTATTTTTCACTTGAACGTTTGTACTATTGTAGGTTACACCATTGGCACCGTTGTAAACTATAGCGACATTATAATTTTGTGTAGGTGGAATATGAACAGTATTATTATAAATATATAGACCGTTCCAACCATGATAGCTTGCACGTACTAATCCTGTAGGTGAATTTACATGCCCCGTCATATAGACCGTGTTATGGTGTACTCTTAAATTTTGTTGTTGTGTAGTCTCACCAGTATTCCAACTAACGATATAAGCAAAGCGACCACCAACAATATGGTTATGACTTATCTCACCATTATGCGATGAAAATTCTATAGACGCGTTCATCGAAGTATTTCCACCTGCTCCTTTTGTGATCGTATCAATTATATTATTGGTTATATGGACTGTATTAAATCCTTCATTGACACTACCTATAGCACGAACTATGGATATGTTATTATCAAAATAACTATTTCGTATTATACAGTTACGTGGCTTAGCGCTTTCAAATTCAAATGCAATGTTAGGTACACTACCACCACCATAAGGTGAAGACGGCACAACTCTTACTTCACTATTTTCAAAGATCATTGATTCAATAATAACTCCTGCACCAAAAGATTTAACTCCATAGCCTTCAAGGTTATCACTTATATCTACATTGTCGCAAGTAAAAGTATTAAGGCCGCCAACCATTAAATTACCAGTAGAAAAAGATGTATGTGCTTCAGCACTATTAATTATTTGAACGTTATGAAAAGTTATATTATTGGCTGCTACGTATGCTCCGAAATAATCGAAGTTAGTTATCTTAACATCTTCTACAGTAACATTATTTCTTCCGTTTGCTATATAGATTCCAGCATGAACTAATTTTCCATTGCCCTCTATAGTAAGATCACTAAGAAATTGTGCCGTTGATCCTGCCGAGTTGTATTGAAACATTGTTTTACTTGCTTGAATTCCTCCAGCAGTAACATCCCAATTCAATGATGAGTTTAATTTTATTGTCGTTACATCGACTCCACTTCCATGTATAGATTCACCAGGAGTTGGTGCTAAGTAAGCTGGTTCTACAAACGTTCCGGGTCCAACGGATAACACATGACCGGAACTCATTTGCGTTAACGCATAGCCTATTGTTAAACACGGTGCTGCTGCGTTAGTACAATTGTTAGCCGTATTATTTCCAGTAGTTTTAACGTAGTGAGTAAATGTTGGATCAGGGTCCGGTGTTTCATCTACTGGTACTGCATTATAAACTTTAAGATAATCTATAATAGCATAGTAGTTAGATGAACTTGCATTCTTTGTGCCTGTACATCTTATCTTAACAGTATGAACAGCTTGCGTTATTGTACCGCTATCCCAAACATCCTCTTGTAAGAGTTGAGTAGCAGAATATAAATCAACATTTGTCTCGGCACCTCCATCAATAGATATCGCTATGATTCCATGCGTATCTCTTTTTTCTGTAAAGAGGTGTATCTCTGTGCCATTAAAAATAAATTCTACATAGCCGTTAGTTGTTCCCGTATAGTATAGAGTTGTGTTATACCATCCAGCAATTCCAGCACCACCGATCCAAGTACCAACGGCATAATTAAATTGATAACCTTGCGTGCCCAATACGTGGTCATCCGTAATTACAAACGGATCTTCAGGCGTTGGTGGTGTAGGAGTATCCGTATCACTACGTATGGTAGCAATGGCACGTATCTGCGCATTAGACGCAAATGAAAATAAGATAAAGAATAATAGAAATAATTTTCTCATTGTTTTAATATTGTTGAGGTTCGAATTTTATAGATGCAGTAGATTTATAAATGTCATCATTAGTTGTAGCTGATCCTGTTACTGTAATAGCTACTGTACCTGACAATGTATTTCCCGGACTGGATATAGTTGATGTAGCATATCCATCGCCGCCACTAAATAAACAATTTGCTTTTTGTGCTGTAGCACTTGTTCTAATAATTTCGCATTCACATACCCATGAAGTTGTAATAGTAGGAGTTGTTATAAACCTAGTCATTATAGCAGTAGTACCAAAATTAACTACAAGGGTTTTATTATTTCCATTCGGTGCAAAACTTCCAGCTATTCTTATTCTTATCGACTGTTCATCTACAGCAAGTGTACTAGCTGGTAGCGTATAGCTATATAGTTGATCGGTACCTGTTCCAACGTTTCCAACTTGTGTAGCATCCACATCTAAAGTTTTAGCTTTATATCCTGAAAGTTGAGTAACAACCGACCCTTCACTTTTAACAAAGAGTTCAGCACTACTTGAAACATCTTGCACATAAAGCCCAATAGAATTTGATAACCCTGTAGGAGTTGTATTACCATTAATCCACTCGGTCCATCCGGTCAATGCATTGAAATAAATTTTTCCATCGGTGCCGCTACCTGCCGAACGTCTAGCACCAGATACGAAAGCTAAGTTACCACCGTTTCCATTGCCTGATGCTTGATACGCCTGACCTCCAATAAATTCTATCGTTGCTCCATTGGGTTGACCAACTGTACCTGAAGCTGCTTTCTGGTATACACTTCCTGAGTATCCGTCAGCGCCAAGAAATATAGTAGGCGATGTGTTACCTTGTATATGAAAACTATTTGTGTTTTGAAAGTATGTATTAACAGCTTGAGTAAAATAAAATGAACTCGCACCTTTTGTTGTTAACGTCATATCCAGATTCGATGCTGAACCGGCTGCTAATATAGTTCTTGTTCCACCCGTTGTACTTGATAATCCTAAAGTAAGATTACCAGCAGTAGTAGATTCAAGACCTGAAGGATCAAGATTTGTTCCATCGCTTTTTGGTATCTCATTATTTGCTGCTGTATTAGTAAACGAGCCTGAAGGTGTTACCCATACTGGATGACCATTAGTATTACCTATGACTTGTCCAGTTGTTCCGGACACGCCATCCAATGTTAGATCATCTGTTGGATCAAAATCTAAATCATCTCCAGCGGTAAAGTCAACATCGTTACCAGCATTAAAAAACATGGAACCTGCTGTAGTAACAAAATCCATATTGCCCGCACTGGATGTCATAATAATGGCACCGCTCGTAGCAAGTCCGTATGATCCTACAGTAACTAAGTTTAATGAAAATCCACCTCCATTTAAAATTCTATTTCCTGTTACAGTTCCATCCGAATTATAGATATTAGCTGTTGCTCCCGGTGTTGCACCCATCATTAGCTTCCATGTATTAGTAGAATTTGATTTGCTTACTACTGCATACTCGTCTTCATCTAATGTCCATGGACCTACACCACCTTCAGAAGTAGTTTCAAAATTTACTCCTGATCCCTCAAGTATAGATACCGTTCCTGTACTATCATTATATATTAAAAACGTTTGACCTGCTGCAAAGTTAACTCCTGAAAATGGCGGAACAGTAAACGAAATTGCAGAAGCAGATCGCATATTAAATGCTGGTTGAACCAACGATGAATCATTTGCAACTGGTGTATAGTTACTTGTCTTTGTTATCCAAGTTAAGTCGGGTGTACCAGGACCAATTACAGCCCACGTTCCATCCCCTCTAAAAAATTGTGTTGTTGGACTACCAGCTGCAATACCTTTTAATAAAATACTACCAGCGGGATTTAAATTTATATCGTCACCAGTTGATATAATAACATCTTGAACCGTAGATAATAAATACAAGGAACCAAAGTTTGCAAGTAATTGCATATCGGTATCAGTAGCTTGTATATCTATCAGCTCTCCATATAAATGGGCACTGGAGTTTGAAGAATTTATTTGTATAGTTCCTGTTGAAGTTATACTAGCACCTCCTGCTCCAGTTACTATATTAGCAAATCCAGTAGTAGTTAAAGCATAGTTTTCAATATCGGATAATGTAAGATTAAATCCTGCACCATCTAATATACGATTGCTCGTCAACTCCCCATCTGAATTATAAATGTTAGTTGATGGACCACCTCCACCACTGCTACCAGTAGCGCCAATAATTTTAAAATCTCCACTAGTCGGATCATATTTTAAATTGTATGTACCACCGGCAACTATTGTTCCTATCTCAAGATTTGTTCCGTCATTTTGTTTTATATCGGTAGCAGCTATAACTCCGTCTGGATCAAGGGTTGGAGTGGTAACAATATTTGCACCAGTAAAAGTTACCGTATACATCGTTTGACTATTCAATGATGTTAGCGGTGGATTAAATGTGGCTACATACGTTGCTGTTCCAGTAGCCGTTGCCATACGTACTGTACTTTGACTCCACGCTATTGTAACGAGGAATACAAAAAAGAATAAAAGTAATAGTGTTTTTTTCATATATAATTTAATGTTGAAATATCTAAGTACCAACTAGATTCTGTCCTATATGCTTTGCCTACATATATTCCTTCTTGAAGTGCGGTCCATTTTTTTGTTCCTGATATCCATCGCGAATCTCCCATATAAAAATTACTTGGCCATTCTAATTCAGGAAATACACCAGCGGATACTTCAGCTACTTGAAAAATAAAATGAAGTTCTATTGCTGTGCTATCATCCGTTACAGATATTTCTGCATTAGCGGATATAATTGTACTACCATAAAAATGTCCGAATACTTTACTTGCAAAAGGTAATACAATATCTCCCGTTGTATCTACTTGTACATTCTGAACTATATTAAAAGATGCAAGTATAGACAACAATGAAGACAGTGTGTTTTTCTTTCCATTACCCAATGCAGGATCAGCAAAGAAAAATAAGTCCGTTACCAACGGTGTGGCAAATGGAATTACTGGATTGTTTAATTGAGCGGGAAAGCCTTGTGCCATTTTATTTAAAAGTTATTTTGGTGTAGGTGTATCCGTTGTTCCACTAGCTTTATCCGCTAGGCTTGTTTTATAATCTATAGCTGATTCGATTTTCTTAGTAGTCGCTGAGAAAAATTTACTTGCTAAATGATCCCCTGAATATCCTACAGTAGCTGACGTAGCTAACAAGGCTTCATATAAGTTTACAGTTATATGATCTAATCTCCTATTAATAAATAAAACATATAACATAATTACTAACACGGATATAATATGGCTCAACCAATCTCCAACAAAATATTCTCTGAACTTAAATTCAATATTGTGTTTTGTTGTAGTTAGTTTTAAATCCCTTGCTTTTATAAATACGTGTAACAACGCTCCTATAACAGAAGCAAAAACCACCTCTAATAAAAGAGGGTTGGTTAAACTATCTAATTGTAAGTCTTGTAATGTCATGCTCATTTAGTTTTGTTGAACGTTAATAATTAAAGTATTAGATGGATTCAAAATGTTTACTAGTGTTACTACTGCAAATCTAGGAGCAAACACATATAGGTCACGACCGTTTAAGAAAACAGTAAAGTTAAGATAGGGACCAACATGAACATCCGTATTTACTATACACCAAGTCTGACTACTGTTAGCCTGCCATTGACAATCAACTAATGCGTCTATATCTACATACTGTGTTCCACCATTATCTGGATATATAAGAGATGACGGTGTAATTTGTAATAAGCCAAGTAATACTTCTGTTAATAATTGTTCTACATCTATCTCAACAAATATAGACGGGTTAGCTTGTAGTGCAAGTTTAACAATACCAGTACGATTACCCGGACCAACATTTTCTGTAGGCTCACTTATTCTTACTTGGGTATATCCACTTTCTTTGACAGCAGTAAAGGTATGTGATCCGCTATATGTTATATCATAATCTCCACTACTACTTACATTAATTAAAACATTTGATCCAGCTAATCCTTCTATCTGTACTGGATCCTGATCTACATCTATAAACAATGGAATGCTCGTATCGTATAGCTGTTCAAATTCTATAGTAGCTGTTAGTCCATCAAACGCATCGCTGATCGCTGTTAATGTTATACTCCTTTCAAAGTATGTAGCGTTAGCAGAAATAGTAAAGGTAACAACAGTTCCGTCTTGAAACGTATCCACATCTGCATCTATCCAACTAGGTAAAGAAACAAATGCAAACGTCCCACCGCTATTAGTATGGAACGTTGATACTAATGGACTACCTCCACCAAATGCTATAGGAGAATAAGAAGCTGGTTCAAAGTATGCAGTTAAGTCTTCACTAAATATATCGCTACGTTTTGTTCTATCGTTTTTCTGTCTAAGATTAATGGTGAAGGTACCAACGTTAGCCATCTCCACATTTTCTACTGCTCCTAGATTTTCAATCTCCCACTCGTATTCATTAATGATCTTTGTATCATGGCTAAAGATTACACCAAGTTTGTCTATTACCCAATCAGGTAAATTATATGCTGCTAATGTTAATTGTCTAAATGGTACCGCTCTTAGTAAACGTTGTACACCAGAATCATTCACATCCGCTTCCACTTCACCAGCTGGTGTAACTTTATAGAAGTCCATCGCCAAGCGTATTCTATTTTGCCACCCATTTTCATATAGGTAATTCCAAAGGTCTGCATCATTATAAGTTCCAAGATGCGAGTAATCAATTGCCAAACTATCTTCATGGACTTCCTTAACAAATATTTTTTCGCTAGTGTATATTCTTAATGCGGACACCAATCCCAACTCCACTACTATTCTATAATGTCCCTCAAGTAAATTACTTAAATCAATTTCTTGTTCATATAGATCTGCTTCTTTCTCATCATATATAACTTCAACTACTCCTATTGCTGGAGATAATAATACCATATCTACATCCGTTAAATATCCTTGTGCCTGTAGCGTTGGATCCCAAGCGATAGAAGCAATTGTTGTATTGGCAAAGTCACCTCCTTCAAGTCTATATCTTAACGTGTCCCCTACTATTGCATTGATTGCAGGCAGCCTACCTTCAAGTGCGATCTGTCCAGTAGGCAATAGAAAATCTACATCGCTATACTCGTTGCCCGATTCAAAGTAAATAAACATCTTACCATTTATAGAACTGAATTTGCAATCTGCTCTATAATATAAATTAGTATAGCTATGAATTATAGTCGGCGTATAATAGAAAGCGTTTTGAAATCCTGTTGTTGGATCATATTGCAATCCATCACAATCTATTATCCTAACTCTCCTATAAGAATAGTTGGTAAGGAATTGAATTTTTAATGGATCATCGTTTTCAAACGGTAAAGAAAATTCTTGCTGTCTATTAACAGTTGCAGCCAATGAATCAGCGACCCTACGTTGATCAAAGTTTGCACGTTGACTTGTATCTACACCATCAAGTGTAAACTTAAGAACGTTTGCTACTGCATACTCAACTAAAAAAGATACTGCTGTCATGGTAATTCTATAATATATTCGTCATCCAATGTTTGTAAGAAATCTCCACCTAATGTTGCTAGTCCTTCACCTCCAGGTACGTCTATTACTACAGTAGGAGCAAGTCCAGTCCACAACGCAACCCCTACTCCACCTGCACCAAATACGCTAGGAGCATAGCCAGTAAATAATCCAACTCCAACGCTAGGCGTAACGTTAACTACATTGGCTATGGTAATGGTTGGAACAAATCCCCTAAACAATAATTGCCCTATAGGAATACTACCATCATCCGCACTACCACCAGCATATAATACAAAACCTTCTTCATCAATACTATACTTTACATAATCCGCTAACCTTGAACCATATTTTAAGATTGGTCCAGTAGGATATGTAGGTTCATCCGTTTCTTCAATAGGACTTGCTTTAGTTCCAAGTACTCTCCACTGTGTTGCTGCTTTTTCTACTTCACTATCTAGCTCGTAAATTAAATCATAAAACGATTCTCCTTTGTATGTATACTTCACTAGCCCTAATGGATTAGCGAGTATAGCAAACAAAGTATCTATATGAATAGGGCATTGAAATCTTCTTTCTTCAGGTAGAAAATAATATGAACCGTCTAATGAAATATCTTCACCGTCATTACTAATACCTAAGTCAGTAACAAGTTGCATACCTGCTTCCTTATCCTTACCCTGAAAGAATAGTTTGCGTTCTGCCTTTCTATATAATGGAATATTTAAATACCTTTTCCATCTTAACATGTTTTGTCCAACAGCTATATCTAAATTATATGCAGTAGTAGGACTAAAAATTCCGGAAACAAATAATACATCTTCATCTCTTTTTGTAACTAAGTCACCATAGTCATCTAACTTACAACAGATAAGAAATATTTTTGCATCGTATCTTGAATCTGCTGTGCCTGTTAAAGATATATTTGCACGCCTAGCAAACTCAATTCCATATCCATCTCCACAATATACACTAACTAAATCAAGTTCACGTTTAACCGATTGAAAACCATTCGTATATTGATATGTAGTATTAAATTCGTCACGTCCGTTTTCTTGCTCGTATTCATTGTTTGGAAATCCAGCCTTAATAGAATTGAATATAAAATCTTTTGCTGGTGTAATAGCAAACTCTCTTACCTCTCCTATGTCCGCAGCAATTTCGTAATTAAATAAATCATCCAACGGTTCAATCCTAATATAGTCCTCTCCAATAATTGCACCGAGACAACGTATTGCGTTATAGCTTTTGAATGCATCTCTAAATGAAGTATTAATCTGGACAGTATTAGGATCAATACCACGTAGTATCTCACCTGTAGTGATCGCAATATATGCTCCTTCCCCATCTTCATAATACCCTAATTCAGTTCGTCCAAAATAATTTGATATAAATCTGCCTCCATTAATTTGAGAAATTAATGTCTGAAATAATTCCCATGGTAAAATAGCCGCATGAACACTATCTGATACTTCACTATTTTGATTTATTATAAGGGATAACGAATCATATGTATACTCAGTTCTTATACCTGGATTACTTGGATTAGGGTATGCTGGAGAAGGTGGTCCTCCTGACATTAAAAAAGTATTAGCTAATTCATTTAAGGCAATATCATCTCCTGCATCATTAACCCTAATTAATTGTTCATTTGTAAAAACTAACCTATGACCAAATGGAACAGTAACTATATGTTGTCCATTTAAAATATGATTACCATATACTCCTTCTTTCGTATCCGAATATATTGTAGAGACTACTGCTCCCTCTACATCTATTAATCTCAAGGCTATACGTGTACGTTGAAAATATGAAATGACACCGCCTCCTGGTTTAGGAACATTAAATGGAGGACCGGAAGCACCGCCTAATTCTTCTGGTGTTCCACTGCCCCAATATGTAGAACTATAGGCCATTGACCAAGATATATTTAGTACTTGATCATTCGGAAGTGTATTTGTATAAAAAGAACCGTCATTAGTCATTAAATCTTCTGCCGGCAATTCTTGTGGTGCTCCATTCTCTCCTTCATTTCTATCTACTTGCATCAAGCCCCCACTAGCAACATTTACATATGGGTTTCCATTTATCTTTAAAAAGAAAGGAATTGTATGATGATAGAATAACGGCTCAGTTGCGCTGGAGCCCTCAAACTCTGTAAAAAATTTTATAGTTTTACCTCTAAAGGTAACATCTTTAAAAGCAGCTGGATCAATCGCCTGACGATCAAGACTAATGTTGTTGAGGATATTTAATTTTACATCTTCATTATTAGTAAACTTCTGATGGAAAGTTCCTTGTACAATATCAACTCTAAACTTATTGAACTTACGATCCTCATAGAAGTTTTCAAAATTAACTTTACCCCCAACTAAATAAACATCTTTTCTATAGACACGAAATAGAATACTTGCATCCATGCCATATAGCAAACGGTGCCGCTGGAGAAAATTAAACGCCTCTCCTACAAAATGAAACTCAACGCTAATTGTTTTTATTACTCCAAGATAAATCGCATCCCTAAGAATATTGAAACGGGTTGCGTCCCATCCTACTGGTGCATTATCAAGTAGCAGACTTTCACCTGTATCATTACTTAGTAAATAATATTTATCTGCGTGGCCGGTCATCTATTCCTTAAACTATTCAAGTACTTAACTCGTGTTCCATTCTCAATGTATCCATCTCTTGTTGGTATACGCTGTCCCTGTATTGCTTTCTTTATTCCACGGAGTTCATACTTGATTCCTTTATTATCAAAGCCTTGACGATCCGAGTTGCCATTTGCTTTGAATGCTCCAGTAGCCAACATCCTCATTGTTTCTTTATGGGAATAGATGTTTGTTCCCTTTTGCATATCATAGATGTTAGGCTCAGTTAACAACGACCACCCCTTACCAGGTTGATGTGCTAACTCTGGGCCTTCCTCACCGGCAAGTATCTTACCACCAAAAAAGTTTCGTATGCCTTTTGCTGCTGCTGGTATAGGAGTTGCTGCTATAGCTGCAATCTTTAATGCACCCAACGCTCCTGCTGCAATTGCTAATGGCAATACTTTAAGATTTTGTACTACAGCTAAAGCAGCTGCGACAATAGCTTGAGCAAGTGCTAACGCTTTTTCAAAAATTGCTTGGCGTCTTAACAAAGCACGTCTGCGTTTTTCAAACTCTAATTGTCTTTTCTCTTGTGCCTCTTCAATTGCCCTTACTTTAAAATCGCTTTGTACTTTAAGTTGATCACGTTGTTCCTGCGTTAACGTTTCATTATCTAACGTAGCAGCTAAAGCATCTTTTTCATCCTTAACTTTTTTCTTAGTTGCTTGTTCACTTGCTCTTTCTTCTTGATCAATTTTCTGTAAACGTCCAGCAGTAACTGCCGCAAACAAATCTCCTATAGCATTACCCCACTTAGCAATTTCTGCTTGAACCGTTTTTAATCCCTTACTCCATCCAGCTATAAATTTTTCTATAGGCGTTTGCAAATTTAATTCATCTGCTATCTTTTTTGCTGCATCAGCTGTACCTTTAATCAATCCCTCAAACCTTGCTTTAATTTTTTTATTGGAGTCTTCAGTTTCCTTATCCGTATTTTTATTTGCAATATCTCTTATCTTGGCAAGTCCTAACTTAAATGCATCCGCTTCTTTCTCCAATATCTTTCTGCGCTCTTCCCATGCTTTGTTGGATGCGTCTATTCTTACCTTTAATTTTTCTGCTTCTTCATCCTTTGCAATCTGTATTCCTTCAGCTGCTGCTTCTCGGGCATCTGTTATGCTTTGTATAATTAATACTTTCTTTTCTATTAAGGCATCATGATTTAATTTCTTATTTTCTGCTAACTCCTTATCTTGTTCATCAGATAATTTACTTCCTTCCTTTCGTTGTAGTTCTAAACGATCTATAACAATTCGAGTAGTTTCAATAATAGCTCGCTGCTTTCTTAACTCAAGTTGTTCAGTACTTTCACCTGCTGCCTTTGCTAATTTAATTTGATCCTCTAACGCTTGTACCGCACCTTCTCTTATAGCAGTTGTATTCTTTACTATAGCTTCAGTCTGTTTATCAAACGCTATAGTAGTAAGACCTATGGCGTCAGTCAGCTTGCCGCCCTGATCTACCAGCCAATCCCAAGCATCTCCTATAGCATCAAACGCAGCTCCAACAATTTTAATCTTATCCTTCATAGCAAAGAGAGCAGCGCCAACCGCTAACACCGCAGCCGCTATGGCAAATATAGGATTGGCTTTTAATACATTGAAGATAGCTTTACCGAATGACCCAATACCAGCGGTCATTTCTTTAAAAGTAATTTGCTTACTCAATGAAGCTATGTTATTTAATTGGTTCGCTGCTCCTTTAAAGTCTGCTGTCTTCAACTTGTCTCCCAGTATACCTACTCTACTACCCAAGTTTTCAAACGCTGTATCCCCACTACTTGCTTTTATGTTATCATTAATATCTACGATCTGATCTTTTAATTCGCCAGCTTTCTTGCTCGCTACAATATATGCTTGTGATCCTTCCTCTAATCCAATGAGTTCATTCTGGATAGCTTTAAGTTCCAGCTTCAGATCTTTCAAGGTAACAGTTGAACTTCCAGTAGCTTCTTTAAATCCATTTAACTCTTGTCGTTGTTTACTAATTATAATTGCTAAGTCTTTACCTTCCTCTGTATTATCCCGCTCAGCCGCACTCATACGTTTATATGCATCGGTATTTATTTTTAGTGCTGCTTCAAGTTGTTTATAACTTGCCGTTTCTGCTGTTACTGATTTAGCATCTTGCTTCCCAAGTTCAGTACGTTCTTTTAATACTCGTTTATTTTTGTCTAACCAAGCTGTTGCCTTAATAACCTGATCAGTAGACTGGACTTGAACAGTACTTAATTGTTTCTGTATTTTAGCGAGTTCAACTTGAGCTGCCGTTAGGTCTTTCGTATTCTTAGTAAGTGAAGTAGTGCTTTTAGATCCAGACACTTTTGTCTCGTAACTCTTAAATGTGTTCAAGGATTTGTTAAGTTCTTTCTCCAAGTACTTATAGTTCTGAGCTAATTCATAAGGTGCCTTGACGGCTGCCTCTTCAATTATATCCGAACGTTTTATGGTTCCATCACTTGCCATCTTCTACTTTCAATTTATTCTTAGCTTCCTTTGCTATTTTTCTTTGGTATGCTCCACCCATAAATTTACTAAATGCCCTATGTACTCCAGTAGGGTCCTGCTGTTCAATAGGAATCTCACGATGGGTATCGTAGAAGTTATGTAACTTACCACGCATTTGTTCCTCCTTACTTATCTTTTTTTTCTTATGCTTCATGTGGTTTGTATTGTTCCCTAACTAGCTTCATCATTTCATTATACATAGCAAGCGTAATCGTTTCTGAAATCGCAACCTTACTATAGTAGGTAAGTTGTGCGATCATCTTCTGGAATGTTCCAGCTTCTTTCTTATGGACCTTCTGAAATTCTATAATCTCATTCTCCTTCATCGTTATCCTAGCCTTGAGATTCTTTAACTTTCTGATTGCCCCTTCAAGACTCTCGGCATATTCTGCCGTATTCACTAAACTAATTTTATATCCACGCTTATTTACAAACGAAACGAGTTCACGATCGACAGCGAAATGCAATTTAATTAAAGCGGCGGTAATGAGAGACTGTTCAATAACCAACCTACGATGTGATTTAATGAGATTAAAATAATTCATGTATTCGTAGTCACCGTTTGCCTCAGAGTTTTCTTTGACTATAGTTTCCCACGCCTCTAGACAATTATCATAGTTTCCCTTACCAGATTTACATATCCGTAAGTAATCATTTGTTTCTGAGATATTAATATATAACTTGAGTGTTATATCACCGTATGTATAATAGGCCGCGGATGCGTCTTTGTATATCAGCTTTAAGAAAGGTTTGATTAAGTGTTCGTTGACTCTCACGATCAAGTCCAAAGATCGCTGCCCCATATTTTTTAACGAGATCACCAGTCTTTGGATCAGCACTGTTAAAGAGTATCGGAAACTCTTCTGAGTGTATGAGCCATCCTGCGTAGAAACTTCCTGTATCATATAAAGTAACTCTGTCTGTGGGTTGCCCCTTTTTCTTTTTAATAGCTACTGTAGCAGGTGTATACTTTGGTAGAATATCCTTACCGTCTGATTTTTTTCCCTTGTTAACTTGCTTTAAGTTTAGTAATACAATATGTGGTTCCCTCTCGTCAACTGCAGCAAGCACCTCTTCATTTATTTGATGCAACGTTATCGAAGCACCGTTCTGTATTTTTTCAATATACGTCATAATGGAAAATAAAAAAGCAGCTTACTTTACAACCCAACCACTACCCAAGAAACAAGTTGTTGTTCGGCTGCCTTTTTAATTTACAGGTTTAAGATGGTATATCAATTTCAACAGGCTCAGGCAACTCATAAGGAGTTAACGAGAGTGTGGATGGTGGCCTCAAATCCAGCGTACCATCTAGCCATGAGCCAGATGTTTTCGCTAGAGTATATTGTCCATCCCCCTGCTCAGAGAAACCGTTGATAGTTTGTACTACTCCTGCTGTTGTTAATAGAATAAAATCAGCATGAGCCAAACCTTCAATAGCTGTCCCATCACATTCCGCTGTTACGATGACTACGATCTGTTGTGCCAGTACGGTCACTACTTCGATAGCTACGTCCACAATCCTATAGAGTTCACCTACAGAATCTAGTGTCGCGAGCAATCCCATCTTATCAATCTCAAGATTATTCTTAAGAGCAATAACGATTGGTGACTTTGTGGAAACAGATCCATCATTCAGTAAAAGTTTCTCCGTGTTCAGTGTTTGTATTCTGAATCCGGCCGCTGCTCCGTTTGACTTTTCAGTCAAGAAGAGTTGGTTAAGATGATCGACTGCGATTATCCTACCGCTATTCGCACGATGAGTATACATAGCACGATGGATACAAAGATTCTCACGAATGCTTGGCTTCCATCTGTACTGTCCATCATCTATGGGCAGATAAGAGTAAGCTGTATCCTCATACGCTGCCTCTTTATTTATCTGCTCCATGTTCACGAAATCAGGCCATTTGTAAATACGAGTTGCCTGTCCCTCAAGTATTGCCTCATTAAGTGCGGCAAACAAAAGTTCTTGGTCAACTAGCGTATCGGCATCGATTTCAAAAGACTCAGGAGTAGTGATCATACTTACGATCTTGCCAGGCAATTTATTGCACCGGCTAATACCCATGTTCTTTTTAATTAATGTTGTGCAAGTGTTTAATGACATTTTATATTATGCAGTTATTAATTGTTTGATTAAGTTTTAAATCTACTAACTCAATAGCATCCAATGGATCGCTAAACTTATTTTGTGCACTACCTTCTAAGCTATTACCGTAACAAGGAATAATGATACGCTGTCCTGGCAAGCTGTCACGCTCTCCTTCCCAAGTAAATATTCCAACATTGCGTATTGCCCTAGCAAACAAATCATAGAGAGGAAAAAGAATTGGCTTGAATACCAGCTCCATTCTCTCGTGGGTTTTTAATCCAGGTTTTGTTGCTTGATTTACTATAGCAATATTCAACGAGTCATCTACCATACCAGTTAACATTGCATCTGGTGACGGAGTTCTGAGCATAACCAGCGGATACTTCCTATACTTATGCGTTGAGTCTGCGCTCTTATCTAAGAGTTGAACATTAATCTCCGATGCCGTACCACATAAGAAGTAAACCTCACTACAAGGAACGTTCTGTTTCTTGTCTTGCATCTTCTTAATGTAGTAGTTCATCTTTATAACTACTGTCTCTATGTCATCCGTGATATACCTATAGCCCATAAGGATTCATGTGTTTAGGATCACGATAGACGAACTCAGGATAGTCGATCAGATTAGCTTGTATAAAACCATATAACGAATTACGATGGCTCTTACAAACTCCGTAAGCATCCGCGAATATATTCCACGCTCTGGATGCTCTCTGTCTGAAACTGATCTTATCTGCATTCTCAACGCTAGGTACATTTATACCCGTGCCTGTGTGACTATCAAGAGTAGCATTGGTTCTCACGACGTATAGATATGGTATCAACATTTTGTTTAACCCTACCCACTTATACGTGATATCGCTGTACTCGTAATACGCACCGTTAATTAAACTTGCAAGTCTCTGCGGTGGTGAGGATAATCCATTTGCAATTAGATCATCATATAATAGATGCCCAAGATGTTTCCTTAACACCTCTTGTTCCATTACTCCCATAAAATCTTCGAAGTCGGTGTTTTGTGTATCGCCGTTTGGAAGACTATATGGAATCTTATCAAAGTCAGAGACAATTACGAAGTTCATTTCTTTTTCTTCTTAGGTTTTGCTTCAACAAGGTCTTCAGTGATTTCTTCACTTTCTTCCTCTAGTGATTCCTCCACTGGCGCTACTGGTGTTTGATAGCTTTCATCCGTTAACTCAACTTTTTGTAGGCGCTTTCCATAAAGAGCTACAATAGTTTTGAGATAACGCATATCACCATATAAAATTAGTTTAGCCATACTTAGTAATTAAGAATGTGTAATCCAAGCGATGTTCTGAGTATTACTAGCAGAATAGATAACCGCTAGTGGATCTCTTACACCAAACGCAAGACGAATCGAAATCATAACCGTGCGCTGTCCTTCTGTAAAGTCAGTACCGTTATAACCGATAGTCAACTGCATATCTTTCCTACGACCAATCCAAACCATACGAGAGTCTGCAACGAAGCAAGTGTTAGCTGCGATCTCAGAGTTCAATACGATCTTAAGACCACATACGAAAGTAGGCTGGCCAAGATTATCGTAGAATACACGACGAGTATTCAAGTCGTCAGACAATGTATTCTTTTCGGCGGCAAGTTTATTCAAGTCGCGTGGGTGAAGACCTACCATATCAGGACGGTATCCATTACCTTCTGCTTGCAACTTCATTGTTTGGATAAGGTCGATCAAGTTACCAAGTTCGAACTCTCCTATATAAGTGTTGAAAGCAAACGCCGTTGATTTTGAAGAGGAGAAAAGACCAAGAATATCGGTGCTATCATCTGCTCCAGTAGTACGGAAAACCTTGTCGTCAAAGTTATCCAATATTTTATCAGGTGCGATAATTGCAATCTCGTCCATAACTTCTTCAAGATCGTCAAGCGTTTCTTCGGACAGCGTGAAGTAAGTTGCAATTACGCAAGCTTTGAACTCCACTGTCTTCAACTTGAAGCTTGACTTATTAGGCGCACTACCTTCCGTCTTTGCTCCTGCTCCGTTTTCGTATTCGTAAGCAACGAGAATTGACATGGCAGGCTTGGCCATATTCTTAATAGGGAAAATAGCTACAGCGTGTTGGTATGGATTCAGAGGGAAACCAACTCTATTGGGATCAAGCTCAGTAAGACGAACAAGTTGTACTTGGTTCTGAACGATAGAGGACTCCAGCATATCGACCAACGTTTTGATTTGCATAACAGGAGTGACTGCTTGCTTACCACCGTTCTGGAAATACTCGGACATAGAGAGACGCTCACCATTACTATCTTTAATAGTCTTGATAACTGCTCCGCCTGTCTTAGTATTCATTTCATTGAAGGCATCCTTAAGTGCTTGTCTAAAGCTTGTAACCTTATCTTTGTTAGACGGATCAATTGCTTTCTCTTGAAACTTCTTAAGATCCAGTTTCAGTTCCTTAACTTCTTCTTGTGCCTTAGTAGCTGCATCAATAGCATCTTGATTTCCTTTAGCATACTCATCTACTCTTTTCTTGAGTTCAGTAATAGAATCATCACTCAACTTTTTATAAGAGTCATTAAGTTTTTTAATCTCAGTGTCGAAATCTTCTTTCTTAATGTGTCCCTGTGTTGCCTTGTTGAGTAGAGCAACTGTCTGTTCGCTCATCTTTTCAAGCAACTTCATTTGCTTAAGCTCGTCTTCAGCACTCATGGTACCACTGTTCAAGTACCCAGGTGTGAACTTCCATGTAGGCAAGAACATACCACAAAGTACAACTCCTATCGCACCGGCAATCCAGTTACCAGACAGCATGCCCAGTATAAAGAACACGCTGGCGAGAAATAAACGCAATCCAATTTTAAGTTTCATTCGTTAAAATGTTTTAGTTTTAAATAAGTTAATGTTTCTTGTTAGGTAATCATAATCAATTATTGGAGTGAGTTTCTTCGGCTCCTGCGTGCTAACTGGAATAGACTTGGCTGGTTCCATCTCATCTACTAACAACGTAGGCGTAGCATTGTTGGCACCTAATACAACAGCGCTACCCTCAATAACCTTTGCTTGGGTTACTGCATAAAAAAATCCATACTCTTCTGCTGCTTCCGGATTCACAGCAAGGGATATGTATGCGTCCCAATTTTCTTTTTCTTCTTTAAAATATTTATCTTCGTTATCAATACACTGTACCATAGTAACGTATTGCATACCCACGCTATGCTGATCCACATTGCCTTTACTATACTGCTCGTACATATATGGGTTACGTTCTGCTTTTATAGTAGCATCAAATATAAGACACTCGGTTACTCCTTTATATGGGAGACCAAGTTCACTCCATCTCATTGACTTTGCCATCGCTCTCAGATCACCCTTATCGGCAATGATCTTATCAAACTTCATATCGTGTTCCTGTAGAAATTTTATATTCTTGTTCTCCAGCAAACTCTTTTTCCATATAGATGGAATATGCATATCAAGATAGGAGTCTATTATATTAGTGGAGTTAATTACGGATAGGACTCTGAGCTGTCCTTTAGTTGGTATAGGTTCGCCATTGCCAATTGCCTTCATCATCTGTGTAGCATCTGCAACTACCTCAGCCTGTATAGCTGGACTATAACAAAACGAGTCAGCAAATTTTGTTTGCATCCTCTTCTCTGCCATTAAGGTGTCCTGGTTATCCTTAACGAATTTGTGTAGTTCATTCTTTGTCCTGAACTTCGGTATGCTTTGTAGTTTCATCTTTATTATCTTTAGTAGGCTCCCAATGTATTAGCCATAACATGATTCCTATTGTCGCAGCGCTAACGCTTACCAGTAATATTGTTATCACCATCTTTATAGACTAGCTTACCGCTAATTAATGCTTGCTCATGTTGCTTACGCACCGCCGCACGTTTCTTATCGCGGAGTGCCTTATACTGTTCGGGAGTCAACTCACCATTTTTCATGGCTTGTCTTTCTTCGTATGTTAAACCATCTTTCTCCATATTAATTATTTTCGGTTTCACTTTCGGTCACATCCTCTTCTGCATCCATAGGTTCGTCCGTCTCATCAGCATCTACTTCCTCTCCTGTACCTATAGCTGGCTGTGGTGTTGCTACTACTTCGATAAGTTCTGGCTGACCGAGTAATGCTTTTGCATCCTGCTCGTTAAATCCATATACTATGACCAGCATATTAAGTGCGGCATCGTATGAAGTTGTTCCAGTAGCTACACTCGATTGTATTCCTAGTATGCCCTGTACTCCACCAACGCTTCCTCTTAGTTGGGCCTGCGCTTGTAGTGTGGCCGTATCTTGTCCCTCAGGTTTTCCACCTTCAGGTTCTACTTTAGGCAACGGCTCCATTCCCATATCTGCCCTATACTCGTCACGTGTTCTTACTTGTGCACTAATCTCTGCCATCATTCTTTCGGCGCGTGTCTTGCGAGTGCCTTCCTTTTGTTCTTCACTCTCTTGTAAGCAAGCCACATGAGCAAATGATGGGATGACCACCCACGGCGTATCATGAAGATTAAGGAAATAATTAAGCGCAATAAAATAATCTTCAGCTTCAGGTATAAGAGTGCCTTGATATAACCTACGTACACTTGCTTCTTGATTTTCATACGTAGCTCCTTTAATCGCTAACTCCAATAATATTTTTGGTATCCCATATGCGTTAGCAACTACTGCGGCGTCATCCCGTA